GGACATAAACGGGAAAACACATAGCGAATATACAAATCTGCAGCAATTGATCCAATGATAGTGGTCCAGAATAGACCTGAAAAATGTGATTGCTCGAAAAAGACTAACCAATTCTTGATTTGCACTGGTGAAGTTCGTTGTTGTTCTACGAAAGCTTCATCAGCTTCAGGAGTCGTTAAACCTTCAGTCAATCTCGACGTTATGTAATAAGCAGCTTTAAAGATATCCGGGTGGCCTCTCTTGTCAAAATTCTTATAATCACCTGCAACGAAACTGTTTCCAACTTCGCGCAAATAATCATAAATTTTATGCATATCATGTGAGTATTGGTTCATTCCTACTGATGAACATGTCGTTGCGTTAGACATGTTGAAAGCAATAATGAAGGAACCATATATCATACGATATGCAACATTGAGAAGAAGATCACCACAGTAGATAACTCTACACCTGCGTTCACTAATCTTTGATGGACTTACAACTTCGTCTTTCAGAAAGGCGATAAATCGACTATCGTCGAAAATTCCTTTTTCAAGTTGGGCTTTTGTATCCTCAACTCGTTTCCGGAATTCTGGACAGTATTCCAAATCACCATTCTGATCGAACCAGAAAAAGTCCTTCTTCCCTTTCTTCTTGGACACCTTGCACAAAGGGTATCCAGGAGATGTGGCAACTTTCATAGAGCATAGCTTTCCAGGTATTCCAGCTAATGCCTCTTCAAAAGTTAGTTGTCTTTTGCCAATAGGCCAAATAAGATTGTCTTCCCAATCTTTTAGGGCCTCCTCTGTTATCTCATCAATTAATTGTAACTGGTCAGGTTCCAATTTTACATGATCAATTGAAAGGGTATCATTGATCATGTTTATCAACGGATCTTCTCCCACGTGTTCTCCTAAACGTGGGTCCGTTGGTGATAACAGAGGCATGCATTTCTTTGCTTCCACAGGAAGATGTTCTGATAAGATTGATTTCGTCAACTTCGACTTACGAATTTGGAAAACAAC